CCGGGTTGATTGGTCTTGGCCACTGTACGCCAAGATCGCAGGCGCTATGAAACTGGCGGCTGCTGAACTAGACATCCCTCTCGAATGGGGCGGGGATTGGAAAACTTTGAAAGACGGTCCCCATTTTCAATTACCTTTTAAGGAATATCCATGAACATGACCATGAGTACCATTTTTACCGCACTCTTGCGCCACCTGTTAACCACTGCTGGCGGTGGCTTTCTGGTAACCTGGGGGTTGAGCGGCACCACCCTTGACGCCGTTATTGGCGCTGTGTCCACCTTGGCAGGTGTGGCATGGTCGATGTACGATAAAAAGACCACTGCCGACACCGCCGCAGGTTTTGGTGCACCCGCTGCTTAATTCTCAGCCTTGCTAAGTGTTGCCGTCAGGCGCTTAATCCGCGCCTGATGGTACTGACACATTGATTGAGAATAGTCTAATCCCGACTGGGCACGCAGCAAATATCTTTGTGCGTCCTCAAGCTCGCGCATAGCCACGACCTGTGGACTAGGCAAACGGAACATGGCTTTTATTTTTTCAAACATTTCAAACTCCTTTTTGGTGTCGGTATTGCTTGACCGCATTTCGCAGTCCTGCTTGGGTTGTGGCCTTTTCATCAAGGGCCAAGGCTTGAGCTTGATCCAGGGTGTCCTGCATCAAGATTCTGTGACATAAAACAGGCGCGCCCTGTCCTTGCCTGCGCACACGGGCATTGAACTGGTCATACAAATCCAGACTCCAGTTAAGCCCATACCACACAAGAATGTGGCCGTTCTTTTGGAGTCCGTCGATTCCATGACCCATTGATGCCGGGTGCCCAATCATCAAAACGCAATCATTGGCTGCCCATCGTTTCATAGCGTTAATCAACGATGCTTCAGACTTACACTCAGTCAAGTTAATTGGATCAAGTGCTTTGAACTTTTCCATGATCCTTTGAGCATCGCTGCGGTAGGCATACGAGCAAAGCACAGGGCTTCCTTGAGCCTCGTCAATGATTTCCTCAAGTGCATCCAGCTTTAGGTCATGGATTGGTTCCCACAAGGGCATCCCTGCAACTGGGTACATGGCACCGTTGGAAAACTGAAGACACTTGTTAGTTAAAGCAGCTTGGTTAAACATCTCAACTTCTTTGCCGCTGTCCAACGTCAAGAAAAACTCTTTTTCCATTTGGTCATACTTGCCGCGAAGCTCCTCGGGCATTTCGATATTGATGTTGTTAACCATCAAATCGGGCAACGGGTTGTAATCCTCGGCGCTCATCTCAAGTGTGATGTCACCAATCAGGTTTTTGATTGTGCTTTCTGTATCGTCGTAAGGCAGCTCTTTGAATGGTCCTATTTTGCGATAAAACCGAGTCTTGAAAGCTGTCTTACTGGTGCCTAAACGCTGCCCCTTATCAACAACAAGGAACTGACCATGCAGGTCTTTGTAACCGTTGGACGCTGGGGTGCCAGTCAATCCTGTCGTCCAGACAAACTTTTCTGCGATTTTGCGGAATGCTTTGACGCGCGCAGTGGCGCTGTTTTTCATCTTACTTATTTCATCCCAGACAATGCCGTTGAACGGCAAAGGCTTGTCTTTTTTGACAAAGTAAGTTTGCAAGGTTTCAGATAACCAGCCCAAGTTTTCGTAGTTAATAAGATACACATCCGCAGGGCGCAAAAGCGCACGGGTACGCTGATCCTTGGTGCCGGTCACCATACTGAACTTGATGTCTTTGGTGTGTTGCCACTTTAACGCTTCTTGACGCCAGACTAATCGGATAACGCGAATTGGCGCCACGATAACCACACCAGTCAGAAAACCAGTGTTGATCAAATGCGAGAGTGCTGTAAGCGTAATTACCGTTTTACCCAAGCCCATGTCCAGCCAAAGCATCGACTCGGGGTGAGTGCACTGGAAGTTAACAGCTTTTTTTTGATACTCGTGCAGTAAGTCTGGCGTCAGCATCCCATCACCATTAAATCAATCATCGTTTTTCCTTCAGTTACGTTATCAATTACAAACACATTTACTTTTTGTTGTCGGAGTTTGGCGTGCTCTCGTTCTTGAGCCACAGTTGCCTTCTGTCCTTCACGCTTAAATTCACAGAACCACATACGTCCATTTGGCGAGATGAACAAACGATCTGGCACAGCAGCCCGTGCGGGGCTGGTGAACTTGTACGCAAGCACACTCTTTGTCCTGGCGTATTCACAGACTCGGGCTTCAATTTGCTTTTCCAGCATGATCTTCCACCTCCTGGGCCAGTAGTTGCAAAAGATTATGCGTTTCCCATTTTGGGTGATCTTCTGCTGCCTGGCGCAACAATCGTGCGATTCTATGGCGCTCAATAGACCGGGTTAATTCCATCTGTGCCTCGTAGGCTTCAAGGGTAAACATCATCATGGTTTGGCTCCTTTGGTTATGCGAGTGAAAGACATAGCTTTTCCACTTCTCGAATGTAATAATCAAACTCAATCGGCAGCTTTCCAGCATCCCGAATGTCATTGCAGGGTTGCACACCCCACCCAGCTTCCACGCCGATCTTGCGCCAGTCGTTTGGCTTCTTAGCTAACGGGGGCATCCATTTGAAAAGATGGCCACCGTTTTTGGCAATATAATAGCGGGTAATGTTTTGCAACTTTTGCGGCTCTTGGCCAGGGTATTCGATAGCCAAGTGACTCGAGCGAGGCACTTTGGTGCGTAGCATGAAATCCATTACATCAGGCCAGCTTTCAACAGTCTTACGAATCGGTGCGCCTTCGATCAGGACCTTCTCTGCCACCTTGGCAATCACCAAGGCGCCGTGATTCTGGGACCAGTCTTGGTCATACTCGTATGCGCCCTTGCGCTTAACCTTGCCGTTGTCATATTCTGCCAAGTAGTTGTTTACATCCCGAATTGACATCCGCTTGTAGGTGGATTCTTCGAGCTGCAACTTAGTGGCGTTTTCCCACACCATGCGAGCAGCGTCCAGCATATCCTTGTTAACCCGTGGAATCGACACGGTCAGCCCGTCGGTATTTACCTGAAGCAAACGAAGCCCATCAATTTGCATCAATGCTTCGGCCAGCATACACAACAATAATTGCCCATTTAGAGTAATTGTCATGGTGTACAGCGGATCATAAAACACGCTGAACTGGTTGTTGCTATCCCCATATACGCCGTTAAGCGCGAGCTTTAACATTGCTGATTCTGGGGAACTTTTGGGGTATCCTTTTCGTTGCTCAAATAGCTTGGCATAGATGGCACAGAACTCTTTACCCAAGTGTGCGGGGAAGAACCCATTCTTGATCGCCAAACTTGGATAGTATGACGTGACATCCAAATCCACGATGACTCGGTCAATATCTGACTCGATGACTTCTGACGTAACTGACCCATGAATCCCACCCAATCCAAAAACAAAATCAAATCCATTGACCCGTGCACTTAGGTCGGTAAATACACCCTTGGTCTCAGTGATGCTTTGTGCCTTAAGCCAGTTCAGCATCTGAGTAAACGCAGGCGCTTGAAAATTAATCCAAGGCAGAATCGCATCCCGCAAATGAATCACAGGGCGCTTGGACTGACGAGGTGTGCGACCCTTGTCAGAATAGTCATAGCAGGTCACCTGAGCCTGTTCCAAACTCATAATGAAATACTCTTTGCCAATCTTGGTGTCGTTGTAATTCAACCAATCTCGGCCAGGATATAAGGCGCACAGCTTCTCGCGAAACTGAATCATGTCCTTGGTAAATCCCATGAACTTCTTGGTCTCGCTGACATCATGCTGATTATATTTCTTCAACACCTGGGCCTGCTCTTGAGTTAGCATGGTGCCCACAGGGAACGGCAGGTCCTCGATGCTTTCTGAGCGCATATTGAACTCCAGCATCTTTAGACTGGTTGAACGTGCGCGGTTGTCAAAGTGATGGATTTTGAACAAGTCAATCTGTTGCACAAACCGATCCGTAGGATTGACTTGGTGCATCCATCGACTGTCATCATCTTGCGCGTCAATGATAGCCTGAGCTTTTTGATACAGCGTGTTGGCATCGCTCTGACCCATTCGGACCAATGTGTGAATCACAGGGTAATCAAACCCGAGGTTGTTAAACCCGATCATGCGTGCGTCAGTATTCTTGAGATACTGGAGGAACTCCACGATCTGCTTGGAATCATTACGCCAAGGACTTATCTCAAACATCCAGCGCAGCGGGGCATCAGCGTGTTCAACGGCCAAGGTAAACACGTTTGGAAATGTTTCAATGTCGAATACATAATCGTTACTCATAACCATTACTCAAGAGGTGGGGTACTCGCTGCGTCTGCTTGTGGATGAACCCACATTGTTAGCAGCATCCGCTTTCCCCCATTAACTTAATTGCCGCCTAAGAACGAAGGAAGCCCTTGGAACGGTGCAGCAGGCATCGTTGGAGACACTGCACCAAAACCAGCAGCAGCACCGGCCACGGCACCAAACAGGTTTGATGCGTCAACAGAACCCTCGCCAAATGGCGTATCGTCCCCAGCAAATTGCACAGCAATCAGATCGCAACGGATGCCACGACCATGCTTGTTGTCTTGCATCCAAGGTTTGATAGCGGCATTGACGCGACATCCACCGTACATCTTGCGTGCAAGCTGCTGGTAAGCCATCGTGTTGCTGGGGTCAACGGGTGAGCCATCAGCCTGAATCATCTGGGGCTGCGAGTCACGGCCAGCAGTGATAAAAACTTGGCCAGCGTAACCATCGTATGGCAAGAATGTCTTCTTGTTGATCTTCTCGTTACCCAAACCGAAGCAACGGGTTTTACGATCATTCTGAATCATGGCCATTACTGTCTGAGCGTGATCCTTAAACTTCTCCAGTGCCATATCGGCATAGCGTTTCATAAACTGCTGAAATCCTGCATGGTCCTGCGGCATGATGAACTCAGCGTTGTAGCTAATACGGGTGGCGCCGGTGGCTTCATTCACTTGCTTCTGGGGTTCAGCAAGGTGAGGAAAAGACAAACGAACGCTAGACAGAAAAACGATATCGGACATGATAATTACCTTTCAAAGTTACGAGAGCCACGAGGGCAAGGATTCGGCAGCAGGTGCTACCTCTACTGCACTGAACATAGGTGCAGCATTTGTGATGACAGCGGGGCGGCTGTCAGATTCGGATGCAACGGTGAGCTTGCCAGCCATCTTAACGACATAGTCTTGCTCCATGCGTTGCAGTTGACGATCAGTCAATTGGACTTGCGTGCCGTCTTTTTTGAGCCAGGTGAGCTTTTCAGCTTTAGCAGGACTCACAAGTTTAGTTTCATAGATGGCGCCTTTGGGGATGCCCATCTTCACGAGCTTCTCGGCCATTTCATCTTCTTTGAGCGACCATGCTCGGGACCCACGACCATTAACCAACTTGAGACCAGGAATAATTTGCCCAGCTTTCATCCGGCGCATGGCCTCTTCTTCAACTGACTCGAGAAGCTGTCGCATCAAGGGGGCTGCTTCGATGATCTGACGAATCTGTGAATCGTCCATCGTACTGGGGTCTTTATCTGCGCTTTGCTGCGCAACATCGAGCGTTTGGATTACTGTGGGAAACATGACACCCATCTCTTTCATTACATTGCCTGCCAGCGCGGAGCATGACCCCTTTGCACGGCAAAACTTACACTGACTTTCGCCCGGTACAAGCGGCGCATCCGGTGCATCGGTTGCTTTGGCTTGAACAACCATTGTACCAATCATGTCCAAGATATTCTTGACCGGCACTTCGGAAAAAACTATCGGACTTAGGCCCCTGATAGCATTTTTCGGTTGAACAATTGTCATGCGAACAGTCTTAAACGGGTATTCAAGGTTCACGGGAATTTGAAACCCAGCCAACACACCCATCGCATACTGCTGCAACTGGTGATTATCCTCGGCGCTTACCGGATTCATGCCGTCCTTGTAGTCGATCAGCTCAATGGTGTCGCCACCCAGAAGCTGAACGTCAACAGTTCCACCCATGTCATCACGACCAAGTAGATACTTGGGGTCAACCCGGGTCTCGGCATACACTTCACACAGACCGTTGTAATCACTTACGCGACTGTGGATGTAATCAATCGCCACCTTTACCCGTTCGGCACGACCTTTGTCAACGGTAAACTCACCCTCATGGTCCTTGAACGTCAGACCAATCATGGGCAACGGGTTAGCCAAGCCAGTCTTGATGCAGTGTTCCAACAAGGTGTGGGTATGAGTACCGTCCACTGAGGCAGCACCGGACTCTTGCTCCGGGTACTTTGCTTCCTCACGAATAGACCCTGGGCACAAGGCCCAGCGGTTACGTTTGGAGGGCGACAGTTGAGCGTGTGCACTCATTTCAATGCTTCCACACCAGCTACCAACTGGGCGTAATGCTCGGGCTTCACATCGTTGATGTTTTGGTAACCCATGCCGGTCAGCACTGTCTGAATCTGTCCACCCTTTTGTGGACCAAGGGTCTTATAAGCGCCCATGACATAGTCGATCAAACCCTTGCTATCCGAGAACGGTGCAACAGCCACAGGTGTCGCCGGTGCGACAGTAACGGGTGTTACAAACACTGGGGGAGCAGGCATCACGGGTGCGGCTGCTACTACTGGAGCAGGTGCAACTTCAACTACCGGAGCTTGCACCTCGGGCGCAGCTACTGGTACAGTGCCAGACTCCAGCTTGGCGGTCAGGGCGATCACGGCGGCGGTTAACGCCTCAATTTTATTTTCGAGTGACATAAAGAGATTCCTTCTTAGGATTGGGTTGGATTACAAGACGATCATCAAGAAACGACTCGATGAGTTCTCGCAAGACATCAGACGGTTTCCCGTATCGTTCTGCCTTGCGAATGAACGCGGTGCGGACACGTTGGCTCACTCGAAGAGTGATGTGTGTGTCTAGTGTTTTAGGTAAGGACATTTTTGAAATATCTTTGATTGGATGAACATAAGTGTATCACAATCGGCTACAATTGCAACACATGATCAAAAATAATTTCAAAAAGAAAACCCCGGTACCTTGCGATACCGGGGCTAAGTCCATTCCAACCAAGAAGGTGTTGGCAACTACCAACGAGCATATTGTATGAACACAGCAACCCAAGTGCAACCCCATCCCGCATCAATTGACGCTTACATCCGACATGGGTGGAGTCTTGTACCAATCCCTGCTGGCACCAAAGGCCCTCGCACACAAGGGTGGAATCTGCGTAAAAACGCTCTGAAAACCCAAGCCGATTTACCACCTGGCTATGGCATTGGTTTAGCCCATGCGTACAGCGGCACGATGGCGTTGGACATTGACAACTGGGACGCCACTGTTGCACAGGGCATCGACATCAACGGTTACTACAACGCAGCCGATGCAGTGATCATTGAGTCGGGTCGACCAGGGCACGGTAAGCTGCTTTATCGGATGCCTGACGGGTTGTGCCTGCCCACTAAGAAAATCATGGTCAACAGCATCACCGCATACGAGTTGCGTTGCGCTACGGCTAACGGTCTCACTGTGCAGGATGTTCTGCCACCCTCGATTCACCCTGAGACAAACCAACCCTATCGCTGGGCAGGCAATGGTAATTGGACCCGCCTGCCAATGATTCCACAGCCCCTGCTTGACCTTTGGCTTGGGATGTTGGAAAACGACAAGACGCGCACGATTGCCACCGGCGAAGTGATGGACGCTAGTTGGGAAGAGATCGGTGGTGCATTAGCTCATATCAACCCCGACTGTTCACGAGAAGAATGGATCAACTGCGGCATGGCGTTGCATTGGGCTGGCAATCAGACAGACCAGCTCGACCAAGCACTGATGTTGTGGAATGACTGGAGCTTGCCGTCTGCAAAGTATCCTGGCGAAAAGGCACTCACCCAACAATGGAAGAGTTTTCGTTCTGATAAAGACAACTCCGTTAAGTTGGGCACCTTGTTTCACTTGGCCAAACAGTCCGGTTGGGTGCGCCCAGCTATTGATGTGTCCGACCTGTTCAAAAACACCGAGCCGCCCAAGATTACTCCCGACGAATTGATCTCTGGCCTGCGCCCTTTGCCACCTGACATGGATGTGGCGCTATGGCCTAAAGTGTTGTGCGACCGTGCTAACCAAGTGGCCATTGAGATTGGGTGCGATCCGTTGGTTCCCTTATTTGCTGGCCTGTCTGCCGTCTGTGGGGCGGTTGATGCACGCACTCGGCTTGAGTTGATGCCCAGGTTTAAGGTGCCGCCAGTTCTTTGGCTAATGACTATCGGAAACCCTGCGCTTAAAAAATCCCCAGCCTCCAAGCCCATGTTTGAAGTTCTGACTGAGTTGGAGATGGCCGACATCCCGCGCTACAACAAAGAGAAGCTGGAGTGGGAGGGGCGAGAGGCTGCATGGGCAGCATCACACAAAGCGTATCTGGAGTTCTCGGCCAGTCCCGAGGCATTGCTCGGCACCGACCAAGCCCCTATGGTTCACGATCTGCCCACCAAGCCCGTGCCCGTTCGGATTAAGGTCAGCGACATTACCAGTCAAAAGCTGGTGCGTGAGGCGGCAGACCGTCCCCGTGGGCTGATCTGTATTCTGGACGAGATGAGCAACTGGATAGAGCGAATGAAGAACCGAGCATCTGGTGAAGATCGTTCGGCTTGGGTTGTAAGCTACGAGTCAGACAGATACGAGATGGATCGTGTGGGGACTGGGTCAATCCGAGCCGAGAATATGGCCGTTGCGATTTACGGGAATGTCCAGCCTGAAGTTTTTGCACAAAGCAAAGCCTCTCTCGCAGCGGATGGCCTGTTACAAAGGTTTATACCAGCAGTGTTGCGCAATCGCAACTGGGGCATTGGTCAGCCTTTGCCCGATTTCATGTTAAACATTGAAGCGTGGAACAATGCAATTCGGATTGCCTATGCCATGCCGGTCACTACTTTTAAGTTGTCGCCAGAAGCATATGATGTGTTTCGCGAGTTCCAACAATGGTATGCGGACACCAAGCAGGATGAGATACTGTTGCATAGCGGCAACACTTTTCTGACAGCATTTGGTAAGCTCGAGGGTACGGTTGGCCGCCTGGCGCTCGTGTTTCACATCATTGAGAATCCCTTCAGCCCCACAGTCAGCGCAGAGCTGCTGCGCCGTGTAATCAAGCTCGTGCGCTCCTACATTATCCCAGTCTATCGGTATGCGTTTGACGACATTGGGGGCACATCCAGCTTTGATCAGTGGGTCATTGAATATGTGATTCAACACGCCGACAAGCAGATGGTTACACTGTCCGAAATCAAGCGTTCAGGCAGGCGCCAGCTCGAGGGGATAAACAATTGGGTGCAGGATCAATGGGTTCTGGGCGCCATGCAGGTGCTTGAGGACGGCAAGTGGGTAATCCGTATGGACGATGGCACTGGCGAGCATCGACACCACGCACAATGGGCAATTGACCCAAGGTTGACTACTATGTTTGCCGACCATCGCCGGTCAATTATTGAGGCCAAGCAGCGCCAGCTTAATGACATCTATAAGTTGTCACCCAAAGAAAAACCAAAGGTCTACGGTGCTAACCTTTTAGACGAATAGTGTGGGGTTACATTCTTTTCACAATTCAATTGTAGAATGTTCTGATGCTAATCAAACGGGCAAACCTCAAAAGTGCTGAATCGCAGAATACTTTATCTGCGCTTCAAGAGCTTTGCCTACCTTGGGATAGACCTCATGTTACAAATTCTGGCTGGTGGTGGATTGCTGTTGGTGAAGATGGTAGTCCGATTGCTTTCGCCGGTCTTATTCCTTCTACTCGCTGGGGTGATACTGGGTATTTGTGTCGTGCAGGGGTTGTTCCTGCTGCTCGTGGACAAGGAATACAGAAGCGCCTTATTCATGTCCGAGTCCGACAAGCAAAAGCTCAAGGGTGGCGGTGGTTAATCACCGACACTTACGAAAACCCGGCATCAAGCAACTCGCTGATATCTATGGGTTTCAAACTGTTTGATCCTTCGGTGCCTTGGGGTGCTAAGGGTACTTTGTACTGGCGACTAAAACTGAAGGACTGACTATGACTACCAAACTAACTGACGAGATGTTTATTGAGTTAATGCGAACCTATAAATCGGTGGGCATTATGGCTCGTGAAGTTGGCATGGATGTTCGCAGTTTGCAAAAACGAAAAGTAAGAATCCAGGCTAGAACCGGCATCAATTTTGAGATCGACACCCCGCAAAAACGAACCGTAGAAACCAATGTAGCATCCACCGCTCGCGTTAATCTTGGCATCGAAAACGGCACAATCATTGTCTTTAGTGACGCTCACTTTTGGCCAGGCATCCACACTACCGCATACAAAGGTCTGCTATGGGCGATTTCCGAGCTTAAGCCTAAGGGGCTCATTGCCAATGGCGATATTTTTGACGGCGCTTCGGTTAGCCGTTTTCCCAGAATCGGCTGGGATCAAACCCCTTCGATTATTCAAGAACTCAAAGCTTGCGAGATTGCTATGGGAGAGATCGAGGACACTGCAAAGCAAGCCTACCGCAAAGTTAAATTGATTTGGACACTTGGTAACCATGATGCTCGTTTTGAGAATCGACTCGCCGCCAATGCTCCCCAGTATGAACAGGTCAAAGGGTTCAGTTTGAAGGATCATTTCGACGCCTGGACTATGTGCTGGTCATGCTGGCCAACGGATAATGTAGTGGTTAAGCACCGATGGAAGGGCGGCATCCATGCCACCCACAACAATACAGTTAACTCTGGTAAGTCAATCGTGACTGGCCATTTGCATAGCCTGAAAGTCACACCATTTGCCGATTACAACGGCAATCGGTTCGGTGTTGACACTGGCACGCTGGCAGAGCCGTCAGGCCCACAATTCGAGAACTACTTAGAACAAAGCCCAACCAATTGGCGGTCGGGCTTTGTGGTGCTTACCTTCAAAGATGGCGAGATGCTATGGCCAGAGATCGTACACAAGTGGGCAGATGGCCAAATTGAGTTCCGAGGCCAGATTATTGATGTCTAGCTCCACTTAGCTAGCCCCGAGCTAGAGTCGACCCAATCGGACGGATCGTAAACACTGCCCCGCCAGTCATTCTGCCGAGGCGTTGCTTCTTCTGGCGGCCTGATTCTGGGTTCATATCCCCGACCATTGGCAATTGAGCGCCTAAAGCTCTCCGATAGTTTGTCGGACTTCACCGGCAGCGCGTGCAACTGTGAGTTAGGGTTAACCCTTAGTGCTTTCTTTTTGGTCATGCTTCCCTCGCTTTCAGCATTGCGTCTGCATATTGATACGAGTATTTAAGCACTTGTTCAGTTGTGGCGCCGCCAGCAAGCAGCCCTTGCATAGCCTTAGCCGCAAAGTAGTCTCGCAAACTCATGCCGTTGCTGTTTTGATTGCTAGGGAAAGCCTGGGGGTCGGTGTTCTTAGTCATAGTGGTGCATCCTCGAAGTTGTCCGGGTTGAATTTAGGTGGCTTGTGATCAACGGGAATAGGGGTTAAAGGGAATGGCCAAGTCATTTTGATTTATCCTTATAAAGGCGGCACGAGCCGCAGTCGGGCACGGTTTTCTTGGCCGGACTGTCCACCAGTTTGCCATAAAGATACCCGGCGGCCAGCGCAATCACGGCAGATAGTGCGAGTGCCTTGATGACATCCCAAACGATGTCGAGCAGGTCATATAGGTCGTCTTGAGTCATTCTTCATCCTTTTCATCAGCCCGGCTGTCTTGGCCGGTAGCGTATTCGTCCCTTAGCTTCTCGCGCAGGGCGTCAAGCAGGCCGCGCATAGCGTCATCAGGCGGTGCGGGAACCTTGGGGGTAGCTACCCTAGCCCGACCCGCTTGCGATCCCTCCAGCGGCGGAATAAACGATTCGTGCAGGTTAGGGGCCAGGGTTTCCACTACCCCAAGGACATAAAGCAGCCGGTTAGCCCCTGCACTGGGGTTTCGTTTGCCATGTAGCCACTTGTGCCATGTGCTAGGTGGCACGCCGAGATAAGCAGCGGCGCGTGCATCACTTAGGCCAAGGCGGTTAGCCAAGGCCACTAATTGTGGGTTCATTAAATATCTCCTATATGTCAAAAATGTAAACTAGCAGCAAGACAACAAAAAATAGCAAAAGGGTTGTCACTTGATCCCCCTATCGAGGATTTCTCGGAAATCGGTTACGGATTGCTCAAAGTTAGTAGCTCCCCCAATGTCATCCAAAACACCAATCAAAGTCTCAGCAGCCTTTTCTAGATCATCAATTCGGGCAAATAGTTTTGCAGCCAATGTAAAACCCTCGGCATAAGCTAAACGCTCCGCATCACTTGCGGGTAAAGTAGTCAAGTCAATCATGGTTCAATGCTCCAAAGTTGAAGGGTAGTCGGTACTATCTACTACTGCTGACAATGTGACAGTGTAAATAGTGTCAAGACATCTTAGCCGCTCATATTCCGAGCGGGCATTGTCTGGGTCGTCAAATGCTGACCAGTAGCTTCGATTGTTGTTTGTCATCCAGCATACGATGTACATGGTCACATTCTCCAAAAGTAAATAGCAAAGGGCACAAACGCAACAACGGCAAAGGCCAGGGCGCAAAGGATATCGTGAATTAGGGTTCGCATGATTTATTTCCAAATAATTAAAAAGCCTTGGCGTGTCCATCAATTTGCATGACGCGAATGCGTGAGAGCGGGTGCGCTCCGAGTTCGAATGCCAAACTACCAGCGAGTCGCGCATTAGCCGCCCAAACTACGGCGACAAAGGTCATGCGTTTGTTGCGTACCAAAAAAGCTTGCATGGTGTGTTCTCCTCAAAATTGTTGATAAACGATGCGGCCATTGTCACAAGTGCCACAGACAAAAGTGTGATCGGTTAAATAGTCAATCACTGCCAATTCACGCTCAAGGTCATCAACGCATCCGATCAAGTCAATAGAATAGTTCTCGGCAATGTTCTCAAAAGTGTCTTCGCAGTAGTCGCAACAGATGCCAATGACATCCAACTCCAACTCTTCACCAGTGTCTGCCTCCAATTGCTCAAAATGCTCATAGAGCGCAATCAGTGCCTCACGGGTGAATTGATCCTTGCGCCCGGCGTTCTCAAATGCGCGGATGAAGTCTGATTCGTAAATTGTTTGTTTCATGGTTTACCTTTCAAGTGTTACGGATTACAGTGACTCGCCGTTTTGTGCGAGTGAATGTATTGTAGCATCCATTTTGCCATTGTCAATAGATTGTGCCATTGTATATTTCTATCATTGTGCCATTGTCAATAGTTTTTCCCCAGTGGTTTCGGGGCTTCTTTGGGGGCTTGGATTCATCTGTGACAGATTGACTGAAACTCGGTATCCACCTACTCGAAAAGGGTGTTTTAAAAAAGTAGTCATTTTTCAAGGATTCCGCGCGGAGGAAAAAAGTCACACTCTGCCCAAAAATCAGGCATCTGTTGTTTTCATGCAACAATGATGCTTGAACCATTGGCACATTGTCACAAACACACCCGCTGCATCACTGTCACAATGGAGACAGTTATACATTGTCACAAGGTGAAATAGTCACCCACATTGTGACCATGTCAACGGGTGACAATGTACATTGACACCATGTCACAATTATTCACTGTCACATTGTCACACCTGATCCACGGCCACCCGGCGCTGCATTGCAGCATGGAATCACGGGCGCCGGGTGGCGGGGGTGCGGGGGGCAGAGGGCCGAGCGACTTGAGGCTGTCGTTGCGGAGGAATCACGAACCCCGTGAAAATTTTTTAGAATAATTTTGTGACAATGTACCCACTGATACTTGACACCCACATTCATCCCCTTTGTGGTAGCATGGAAGCACTATGGAAAAAGACACTCTCGAATCCGTAGGCGTGGATACTGTTGCACCCGTAGAAATCCCATCATGGTTAGCAGCAAGCCCGTCTTCACCAGCAGCCCCAGCCCAGATGTCACACAAGGCATCTTTGCGTGAACTCGCATATGCTCGGTTTGAAATGCTGTTCCCCCGAATCATGGACCGATTAGCCAGCGGCGCTGAGTTAAGCACCGCCTTGGGCGAGATTGACCTTGACTTGGACCCTGGCGCGTTTCGCCGGTGGATCAAAAAAGACCCTGAAAGACTGGCGACCCTTAAAGAATGCGAGGAGCTGCGAAGCGAGGCGTGGGCTGACAAGATGGTTCGTCATGCGCTGGGTGAGTACGAGATGGAGGATGTGCAGCGGTCCAAGTTGATCGTTGACACTTATCGGTTTCGTATCGCGGCTGACAACCGTCGCAAGTACGGCGAGACTAAGACGGTGGAGCTGGGTGGCACGATCTCAGTTCGGGCAGCTCTTGAAGCAGCGCACAACCGGATACTTGAAGCCGAGATACTTGATGTGACCCCACGACTGGAGAACAACTGATGCAGAAACCCCGGTACTCGGCTGATGAAGAGCAGACCATAATGACTCAGCTTTGGAGTCCGCAGCTTGCTAACGACCCAGAGATGTTTGTGATGTTCGTTTACCCGTGGGGGCAGAAGAACACGCCGTTGGCCAACTTCAAAGGGCCTCGGAAATGGCAGCGCGAAGTGCTGCGACGCATACGGGACTTCATCCGTGATAACAAGGGCAAGCTAGACGACAATCAGTTGATCGAGGCGCTGCGCGACTCAACGGTGTCTGGGCGGGGCGTGGGGAAGTCAGCACTGGTGTCGTGGCTTGTGCACTGGATGATAACCACTCGTATTGGCTCCAGCGTCGTGGTATCCGCTAATAGTGAGAATCAGTTGCGTAAAGTGACCTGGGGCGAGTTGACCAAATGGGTCACGATGTCTTTGAACGCGCACTGGTGGGAACCAACAGCCACAGCTCTAAACCCGGCGCAGTGGTTGACAGAGCTGGTTGAGCGTGACCTTCAAAAAGGCACCCGGTACTGGGGCGCCGAGGGTAAGCTGTGGAGCGAAGAGAACCCTGACTCATATGCCGGTGTGCACAACATGGACGGGATGATGGTGATCTTTGACGAAGCGTCGGGTATACCGGACAGCATCTGGTCGGTGGCGGCTGGCTTCTTTACAGAAAACATCTTGGATCGGTATTGGTTTGCGTTCTCCAACGGGCGACGCAACACGGGGTATTTTTATGAAGCAGTCGAGGGTAGTAAACGGGACTTCTGGGGAAGCCGGAAGATTGACGCCCGAGACGTCGAGGGCACAGACAAAGCAATCTATGACCAAATTATTGCCGAGTACGGAGAAGACTCGGATGAAGCTCGGGTTGAGGTGTATGGCGATTTCCCCAAAAGCGGAGAAGATCAGTTCATTGGTCCGTTTTTGGTAGACGACGCCATGAAACGGGAAAAGCACAAGGACATGACCGCACCGATTGTGATTGGGGTAGACCCAGCGCGGGGTGGCATGGACAGCACCGTGATTGCCGTGCGCCAAGGGCGGGACATTATTGCAATCAAGCGATACAAGGGCGATGACACAATGACTACGGTGGGTAATGTGATTGACGCCATCGAGGAGTACAAACCTGCCCTGACCGTTATTGATGAGGGTGGCCTGGGCTACGGCATCCTTGACAGGTTGACCGAACAGCGATACAAAGTGAGGGGTGTGAACTTTGGCTCAAAGTCCAAGACTCCGCTAATGTGGGGTAATAAGCGTGCCGAGATGTGGGGTGCAATGCGCGATTGGTTAAAGACTGCGTCGATTCCACAGGACAGGATTTTGAAAAACGACTTGGTGGGGCCTATGAAAAAGCCCAACTCGGCTGGAGTTATTTTTCTGGAAGGAAAGAAGGAAATGAAAGCACGGGGTCTTGCTTCGCCGGATGCGGCAGATGCGATTGCCGTGACCTTTGCTTTCCCAATAGCGAAACGGGAGTACAATCCCAAGGAACGTGTTGTCCGTAGCCAAGGGCAATCCGGTATTTCAACTTCATGGCTGGGGGCATAGAATGGCAACTAAACCTGGGCTATACGCCAACATTCACGCCAAGCAAGCTCGCATCAAAGCGGGTTCTGGTGAAAAGATGAACAAAGTTGGCAGCAAGGCAGCGCCTAGCGCCAAAGATTTCAAAGACTCGGCCAAAACGGCCAAAAAGGGGAAATGATGGCAACAAAGTTTGAAAAATCCAAAAAAGACGTTGAGAAAAAAGCATACGGCAAAGAGGGCAGCAAGAAAGACATGGCCGCCGATAAGCGCCAGGCCAAGCCCATGCCAATGAAAAAGAAGTGATATGCCACTCGTTAAATCTAAATCCCCCGAAGCGTTTCGCAAGAACGTAAAAGCCGAGGTTAAAGCGGGTAAACCCGTGAAACAGGCCGTGGCAATTGCGTATTCGGTCAAGCGTGAAGCACCCAAACCGAAGAAAAAATAATGCCTCAAGATTACACCGGGATCACCGCCGCCGCTGCTGTATCCGAAGGCGGCTCGGCCAAGGACAAAAGCTCTGCCGATGTGCTGAGTACGGCCAGAAGCCGTTTGGACATGGCCATCTCGGCCTATTCTGAGTCCCGTGAGGATGAGCTGGATGACCTGCGGTTCTTTGCCGGTTCGCCCGACAACCAGTGGCAGTGGCCAGCCGATGTGCTGTCTACCCGTGGCGCTGTGCAAGGCCAGACGATCAATGCTCGTCCCTGCCTGACAATCAACAAGCTGCCCCAGCACGTTCGCCAAGTCACAAACGACCAGCGCCAGAATCGCCCATCTGGAAAAGTCATCCCAGCCGATGACGGTGCCGACATTCAGGTGGCCGAGGTGTTTAATGGCATCGTGCGTCACATTGAGTACATCAGCGACGCCGATGTTGCATACGACACGGCCTGCGAGAACCAAGTGGCGTATGGCGAGGGTTACCTGCGCATCTTGACCGAGTATTGCGACGATAAATCGTTCAATCAGGACATTAAGATTGGCCGTATCCGCAATTCGTTCTCGGTCTACATGGACCCCATGATTCAAGACCCTTGCGGTGCTGATGCCAAGTGGTGTTTTATCACCGAAGATATACCAAAAGAGGAATATCACCGGCTGTACCCCAACGCTGCGCCGATTAACACCTTGCAGTCGATGGGCGTGGGCGATCAGTCCATTAACCAGTGGATTAACGAAAATACAGTGCGAATTGCCGAGTATTTCTACATCGACTACGACCACAAAACGCTGCACTTGTACCCTGGCAACCAGTCCTATTACGCTGGCACGCCTGAAGACAAGGCCATGAAGGCCATGTACGGCGCTCCCAAGCAAAAGCGCGAGGTGGAGATCAAGAAGGTCAAGTGGTGCAAGATCAACGGCTACGAAATCTTGGAAGAACGCGACTGGGCCGGTGCTTGGATTCCGGTTGTAAAGGTCATTGGCAACGAATTTGAGGTGGATGGCCGCATCTACATGAGCGGTTTGGTCCGAAATGCCAAAGACGCACAGCGGATGTACAACTACTGGGTGTCCCAAGAGGCAGAGATGCTGGCTCTGGCACCCAAGGCCCCGTTTATTGGCTATGGTGGCCAGTTTGAGGGCTATGAAAACCAGTGGAAGACCGCCAACACGACCAACTGGCCGTATTTAGAGGTAAACCCTGATGTTACCGATGGCCAGGGCGCTATTTTGCCTTTGCCCCAGCGTGCCCAGCCCCCGATGGCGTCATCTGGCCTGCTGCAAGCCAAAGCAGGGGCCTCTGAGGACATTAAATCCACGACTGGCCAGTACGACGCATCACTGGGTCAGCAAGGCAACGAGCGATCTGGCAAAGCCATCCTGGCGCGTCAGCGCGAGGGTGATACCGGAACCTATCACTATGTTGACAACTTGGCTCGTGCAGTGCGCTATGTCACCCGTCAGTTGGTGGACCTGATCCCCAAGATTTACGACACCCAGCGTATCGCTCGGATTATTGGCGAAGACGGCGAGTCTGATATGGTCAAGATTGACCCGACCCAGCCCGAAGCCGTTCGCAAAGTGCAAAACGAGCATGGGATTGTGATCGACAAAATTTACAACCCCACCGTTGGCAAATACGATGTGGTGGTTACCACCGGCCCAGGCTATGCCACCAAGCGCCAAGAGGCTTTGGAGGCTATGGCTCAACTGTTGCAGGGTAACCCCCAACTTTGGCAGGTGGCTGGTGACTTGTTTGTGAAGAACATGGATTGGCCAGGCGCTCAAGAGATGGCCAAACGGTTTGCCAAGACTATTGACCCCAAGCTCATGGATGATGCCGAGGACAACCCGGCACTGGCTGCCGCCCAGCAGCAGATGCAGGCGATGGGCCAGGAAATGGAACAGATGCACCAGATGTTGCAAAACGTGGGCAAATCTATTGAAATGCAGGAGCAGCGTCGCAAAGACTATGAGGCTGACATCAAGGCATTCCAAGCCGAAACGCAGCGCATCTCTGCAATTCAGGCCAGTATGTCACCGGAACAGATTCAGGACATCGCTGTGGGTACTATCCACTCGATGATCAATAGCGGTGACTTGATGGCCGCACGCCCAGAGGTAGAGCAGTCGGAACCGCGTCAAATGCCGGGTATGCCAGAATCGACTGAAGGGATGCAACAATGAAACCCGCTGATTTTGTAGGCACGCTGTTTCTTGCGCGTGATGTTGCGCACTCGGTGCATTTGAACACCCGCAGTTTCTCTAAGCACATGGCGCTCAATGAGTTCTACAATGAAATCATTGAACTGGCTGACAATTTCACCGAAGCGTACCAAGGCCGTCACGAGTTGATTGGACCAATCAGCTTGCTAAGTGCCAAGAAAACGACCAACATTGTTGAGTTCTTGCAAGACTCGCTCAAAGACATTGAGGATGGTCGGTACAAGGTGGTGAGCAAAGAAGATACCGCTTTGCAGAATATAATTGATGAAATTGTTGGCCGGTACTTGTCTACCTTGTACAAACTGAGATTTCTGGCATGATAGAACTTGCAGGACAACCTGGTGAACTACGGTTTACCCTTGAGATTACCCGAAAAGAAACGGGTAAAACCGAAACCGTCGAACTCGTCGGATACCTCGACGAAGACAAATTGAAGGAGCTTCAAAATGGCAGTAACACACAGCACGTCGGCTCGTAACGCAGCAACCGACGCCGTCACCGCGTTGATCGGCACCAGCGGAAACTTGGTGTTCCGTATTTCGCCCTCAACCATTGCCGCACCTGGCACTGCTGTGGCCACCTTGCCTTTGTCGGCAACTGCCTTTGGCGCGTCATCTTCTGGCACCGCCACGGCCAACGCAATCACGAGCGACACCAATGCCGCAGGTAATGCGTCTGCTGTTGCGTTTGCAACCCTGCAAACCTCTGGCGGCACCGCCATCATTCAGTGTTCTGTTGCTGCTTCGGGTTCTGACATCAACATGACCAACGGCCTGACAGTTGCCGCCGGTGACACGGTTTCTTGCAGTTCGCTGACGTATACCGCGCTGTCTGCTTAATAGCCCCTGCGGGGTAGGCTGAACTACACCCGCCTTAGTGCGGGTGTTTTTATTGGAGTGCAATGTGAAAATCGACTTTGAATTTGAAACTCCTTACGGCAAGTTTGCAGATGCCCTTTGGTTTTCTGATGATGAGCCGACCCCATCTGACACTGAGATTGAAATCCTAAAACAGCAGCGCTTGAACGACTGGGTGTCAATTTTTAACCAGCCGGTTGAACCCACGGACGTGGTTGAATAAAAATGGCTATTGCTTACGTTGATTCTACGGGGGTCACTGTTGGGGCAAACCCATCGTTAAGTTTTCACTCGCCAGTGGGTAATACTCCCGCTGGTCTTGTTCAACAAGGTGATTTTTTAATATTAACGGTTTGCTCAACAGCTACTCCAACAACCCCATCTGGTTGGACATTACAAGATTCAGTAGCAAGCAATCTTTTTGTATATACCAAATTTGCAAGTGGAACAGAACCCACTACTAGTCAGGTAGTAACGGTATCGGGGGCAACAACATCGTCTTGTATTGTTGCTTATCGTGGAGTTAGTGGTCTTTATACAACTAATCGTACAGCAGCAGCGTCCGGAACAACAGTCTCAACAACAACAACATTTGGAACTGTTTACGACAACCAATATATTGTTAGTGTTTATGGTGCAGCGGTTACTGGTGCAACAGGTACATGGACTGATCCAGCATCAACAACCGAAAGAGCAAATAGATCAACCCTTCCATCAAGCCAAAATCGCGGTTTGTTGATTGTTGATGAACTGCAAGCAACAGCAGGGGCTATTACAGCACGAACAGCAACACTTAGTGTTAGCTCAACACTTTGTGCAATTAACTTATTGCTTATTCCAAGCGGTCGTTATTGGGTGGGCGGCTCAGGTTCTTGGACAACAACATCAACAACAAACTGGGCATTTTCTTCTGGTGGAGCAAGCGGAGCGCCTGTTCCAACAGCTCAAGATAATGTGTATTTTGACCAAGCGGGTCCATATACAGTTAGTCCTTCTAGCACTATATTTTGTCTTGATTTTAATATATCAGGATCATCTGTAACATTTGCTCAATCAACTGCAACATTGTCAGTTAATGGGTCGATGTCTTTGGCATCAACTACTGTATGGACTGGTACAGGGTCTATTACATTTGCTTCAACACAGCCATTACAACCATTATGTACTCCCCCAATAACATCAAGAACAATTACATCAAATGGTATTACTTTATCTGTTCCATTTATATTTAATGGGGTTGGTGGTTCTTGGAGTCTTCAAAGTGCGTTAACAACAAGTGCGGCTGTTGCTGGAGCAGTTACGCTTACCAATGGTACGTTGGACTTAAATGGTAAAACATTAACACTTTCTGCTACTGCAACGGCTACATTTTTAACAGCGACAGGAACAAAAAACCTGACGTTTAATGGCGGCACATTAGCAATTGCGGCATCAGGTACAACCGCATTTAACAATGCAGTTCCAACGGGATTTACAACTACCGCAGGTTCAGGCACAGGCTCAATTAGTCTTACAAGCGCATCCGCTAAAAGTTTTGTTTCAGGCGGATCAACTTTTAATTGCACTTTGAATAATGGCGGCGCTGGTGCATTAACAATTCCAAGTGTTACTGGACTTGTATTAAATAACATTACGGCAACGTATACAGCGACTGGGGCAACATCGATTGTTTTTCCAGCTAACAGCATACAAGTAAATTCTTTTACTGGCGCTGGCACTGCGGGAAAATTGCTTACTCTTACAGGTGCTAATGGTACAAGCATTCAGTTAAATGGTGGCGGTACAGTAACAACTCCAGATTATCTTAGTGTTTCAAGCATAACATTTACACCATTTGCCACAAATGGAACTGCTCCTTATAAATGGTATTTGGGTGCAAATTCCGTAAATGGTGGTAATGTAAAAGGGGCATTATTTTCGGCGGTTGGACCTGTTGCTTATGCGCTTGCTTCAGGTACAAGTTGGACTGTTCCTGCTGATTGGAACAATTCAAATAACACCATCCACATTTTTGGTGCTGGTGGTGGTGCATCTGGCTGTTTCTTTTCTGGGGGTATTGCATCTGGCGCTGGTGGTGGCGGTGGTGGATACACACAGTTAACAAACCAAACGCTTTCAGGAACAATTACTTATGCGATAGGAACTGGCGGTACTGGTGGTACTGGTGGAGCAATAGCAAACCCCGGAGTGGATGGCACTGCAACTACTTGGAATTCTGGCGCATCAACTGCGGCTGGTGGTAAAGGTGGTACGGGTAGTATTGCTTCAGCCAACCTTGGGGGGGTGGGTGGTATTGGTTCAACTGCAACCGGCGGCGCAGGTGGTAATGGCGGGTATATCGGGTCTGGTTTTTCTGGTGGTGCTGGTGGTGGTGGCGCAGGTGGCCCTAATGGAACAGGTGGTGCTGGTCGTGTAGGTATAACTGCGGCCTCGGTTGGTGCAGCGGGTTCTGGCGGCGGCGGCAATGGTGGCGGCAGTATAGGTGGTCTTGCAAGTGGCACAACTGGCGGTACTGGTGGTAATAATTCTGCTGGTAATGGCGGCGGGGTCGCTAATGGAGGTACAGGAGTTCGAGGCGGTGGTGGTGGAGGTTCAAATACCGGCGGCAATGGTATTGGTGGTATTGGTGTTGATGTTCTTAACTCAATTGGTGGCGGTGGTGGTGCTGGCGGCACTGGTTTAGTAGCAGTAAACACAAATACTGCATATGGTGGCGGCGGCGCTGGTGGTGGCGCAAGTAGCAGTCAAGTTGTTACTGGAGGCACTGGTGGCCCCGGTTTAATTGTCATCACTTATGTTCCAACTACTGCTGGCACTCACACAACCACAGGCTCTTTAACTGGACCTGGATCAATTATCGCGGGTTCTGCTGCGCACAAGGCAAAACACACAACCACAGGCGCTTTAACTGGCCCAGGATCAACGGTTGCTGGTGCAGCTAAACGATTCCGCACACATCCTTCAACAGGAGCATTGACTGGCCCGGGATCAACAATTGCCGGTGCGGCTAAACGATTTCGCGCACATTCTTCAACAGGAGCTTTAACTGGCCCAGGCTCGACTATTGCCGGTGCGGCCAAACGAACCCGTGTTCACCCTTCAACGGGCGCTATTGTTGGCCCAGGCTCAACTATTTCTGGTGCAGCCAAGCGATTCCGCACCCATCCGTCCACCGGGGCTATCGTTGGCCCCGGCTCAGTTGTTGCAGGTTCTGCAAGCCGAACTCACGTCCATCCGTCAACCGGCGCGCTGATTGGCCCTGGCTCGGCTGTTAGCGGTTCGGCAAATCGAACCCATGCTCACTCGTCAACCGGCGCATTAACTGGTTCCGGATCAACTGTTTCTGGTGCAGCGGCTAGAACACACAATTATCCGTCAACCGGCGCATTGATCGGCGCAGGCTCGGCTGTTTCAGGTGCTGCTAATCGAATATCGGGCAGAGTAAACCATTCAACAACAGGCGCTCTGATTGGACAAAGCTCGGCTATTGCTGGCGCGGCATCCCGCACCCGTAGGCATTTGACTAGCGGTATCCTAGTTGGCCCCGGTCCGATGGTTATGGGAAGCGCAACCCGATTCCGCGCTCACTTAACTACGGGTGACTTGGCTGGTCAAGTAGCAACAATTGCCGGTTCTGCAACCCGATTCCGCACCCATCCATCGACGGGGAATTTGGTTGGTCAGCTTGGAAACGTCACCGGAACGGCCAATCGGACCCATGTCCATTCATCTATTGGGGTATTGGTTGGACCAGGCTCGACAATAGTTGGCGCATCCAGTATTCTGAAAACTCACTATTCTAGTGGCGCAATTGTTGCAAATGGTGCCATAATTGCGGGAACTTCAGATCACATTT